TGATTTGATAACGAATAATTAGTATTAAATTTTGATGAAGGGCATGTTCCTATAAATAAATAACCTAAAGAATCAGGCAACTCAACACCATCTCTATTATCTATTACAGCTTTCCAAAGTCTAACATTATATGTTTTAATTATATTTTTTAATTTATTATTATCTATATCAGAATATAAAGGGTTCTTTTCCTTAAATTCTTTAATTGTTTTTGCATTTAACAATCCAAGCCTTTTAGCCCTATATCTTGGGCCTTTTAGATTTGGTTTCTTAAAATTATTTATCATACAGTTACATTTATAATTTACAAAAAAAACCCCACTTAATGAAATAAAAGTGAGGTCTTTACAAGGCTTGATAAGTTAATTCACATATATTACCCATAGTAGGGTGTTGAAGTTCTAATTTACCAGACCTTCTATTACATACATACTTGTTGCTATAATGATAATAATCTGCTTTACCTAAACTAGGTAATGTTTTCTCTATAAAACCTGCTGTTTCATTAGAGGTCATATATTCTACCTTTCTATCTGTATGTATATGCCCTTTAAACAATGTTCTATTCTTAGTAGAACCCCATTCTTTTGGATATTCTGAAGCGTATATTAAAGGATTATTCTTACTTCGTTTATCACCATGCTCAAATGCATTAAAGTTATCATGCCAAACATGAACTTTTCTCTCTTCATATTTGATATCCCAGATGATTTCATCACTTTGTATAGACTTAGATAATGCATGAGCTAAGTGATATGATGATAATCTGTCATGATTTCCAGGAACATATACAATTACTAATTCTTTACATAAAGCTTTAATATAATTGATTGCCCAATGCATGGCATCAAAAGCTTGCGTATAAGCTTCTGTAGCGCTCATACAGTTATCTAAAGGAGTACCACCAGTAGTTGCTCCATTAAACGTATCCATGTTAATTAAATCACCCCCTACAACAAAATACATTCTTTCTATATAATTAACTGGTATGGCCTTCTGCATTAAGTATATAATTGTATCCTCAAAGTCCTTATCAATAGTATCATTACCTTCTTTACCAAAATGAATATCTTGCAGTGATATAACACCACACACAGGATTATCTGATTTAATAGTATTTAAGTTTACTTTAGGTATTTTATATACTTTAGGATTCCAATTCTCTAGTAGATCTTTAAATAGAGTTTGCTCTGGATTTTTAACTTGAGATATTAAAGCAGAAACCCGCCAGTGATTGCCCATTTGTTTATTCCAGTATTGAGACAATCTCCATATATCTGTATTAATCTTTAATAACTTTATTATTTCTTCTGCACTTTTAGGTTCATGATTAAATGTACCTGATATTTTACCTGTTCCTTTATCAAGATCAATTGACTCCGTAACATCTATATCTTTAGATATATTTGATAATAACTTGTTCTTTTTTTTATCTGCTTTTCTTTCTGTAAGTATTTCTTTTTTAAGTTTTAAATATTCAGATTCTAAAATTCCTAATTTAGCTGCACAGTATAAAGAGTTCTTTTTCCATTTTAAAGTTTCTTTAACTTGTTTTTTTAAGTTATACATTATATATTAGTTAAGTTCCTTGTAAATATAAGAAAAAAAAGAGACTGAATAAATCCAGCCTCTTCCAACGTTTGTAGTAGAAAACCAACAAACCACCACCTGTTGTATTTTTTTATGCTGCTGGTGTAGAAATTAAAATCTCTATTGGTTTACATGCAGCACTGTTGCCATTATCAACAACTTTTATTTTATAAGCTGTACTAGCTACTAAATTTGTTATAGTATAGTTACTTACAGTAGTTACAATTGGAGTTGCATTTGCAAGAGTCCAACCTGATGGTGTAACTTGAGTATCATAATATATATTTAATCCAGTACTATTACTCCATATACCACTCCAAATAACTGAAATAGTACTACTTGTAACTGTACCTGCATAAACATTATAAGGATCATGCTGTAGATCATTTGATGTACAAGCACCTAATCCATTTGATAGAATCATAGAAAACTTTTGAATAATAGAATCTAATCTTTCACCAGAAGTTATAACTATTTGACTACCGCTATCACCAATTTGAAAGGAAGTACCACAATAGCTAACGCATGATGCACATTGCACATCATCGCATCTTTCACTTCCTACACTACAATCAGTATAAGTACATGCATTAGTTATTGCTGTATCAGCGCAACTACACTTTTTACTACATTTTGTACAATTACATGCCATTTTTTATATTTTTATTTTATTAACAAGTTCCTGTTATTACACTACTTATTGTTGTAGGTAAGTAAGAAGTAGTAGTAGCACCACCTGTTTGCTGAGCTAATTCTATCCAAGGTTGAATGTAAACACCATTTATAGTTGCACCTAAAGTTGATCCCGCTCCACATATAACATACTTAATTCCGTTAGTATTTGCATAAGCTATCATATTCTGAATACCAGCCCATGTTGCAGCGTTAAAACTATCTGATATACCTCCTGGTAATTGATCTGTAATAATAACTACATATTTAGCTGCATTAGCTCTAAACGCACCTGGAACAGAACCGCCTGCTACAGCTAATTGAGCCGCATAGTCTGTTGGTTCAGCTACTCCATTACCATCTCCAATGTTTATACATGTAGTATCTACTCCACCATTTAATAAGTTTAATGCTGTTGTAAAACTTGATGAGTTATTATTTTGGAATATTTCCCAGAAGGTAGTATATATATAATTATTATTTGTTCCTAATAAAGATAACCTTTGATTTAAAGGTAAATCAGTATAGTCTATACAACTTCCATAATCTGGTGTAACTACATTAGATTCATCTGCAGTAACTAATGCTAATCTATAATCATTAGAACCAGAAGAAGTTACTATACCTGCAACTAATCCAGGAATATCATTTTGAATTGTTGTAATCTCACCACTCATACTTTGAGTGTAATCAAGTACAAATACTACATCCATACCATTTGTACAAGGTAAAGCGTTACTTACTGTTTGAAAGGCAACAGTATTTGTACATACTTTTGTTACTCCACCAATTGCTACAGTAAGTCTGGCTATATAATTTGTATTAGGACTTAATCCTGTAAATGAATGAGATGGTGAAGCACCAGGTGAATTAATTACAAATGTATCTACAACAGTAGATCCATCTAGTATATCTATTGTATATACAGCAGTTATACCCAATACGTTAGTAAAGTTTACTGTTACACCTGTTGTTGTTATTCCAGTTAATAGCATTGTAGGACATGTTATTAAACCATTTACAACACTGCTTTGTATTGATTCACATGTATCTATAGTATCAGTTACTGAAAAGTCTACTGTAATGCTAATGTTTTGGAAAGTATTTAAAGTTCCAGTACTAACTGTTAAACCAGAACCTGAGTTCTGTAAGTTAGCTACGCTAAATGTTGTAGTTACAGAACTTCCATCAGCATCTGTTAACGTTATAATTGAATGATTTGTAGTATCTAAATAACCTGATGGTATTACAGAATTTGTAAAGTCAAAAAGTATACCATCTATAATACCTGATGAATTAATAACACCAGATGACAAATAATTAAATATAACAGAATCACATCCTGTAGGACAACAAGTTGATTGTATGCTTGATATTGATGTATATAAATCATCTATAACAACCCAAGCATTCTGGACTGATTGTGCTAGTGTAGTAGGTGTATTATTCCATCCTGCTATTCCACTATATGTTACATTTGATGATGTTAATGTTGCATAAGAACCAGTAATAACTGATTGTGATATTGCATTATTAATTAAACTAGGTGTTCCTACAGCAGTTTGTAAAGCACAAAATGCAATTTCTAAAGCAGATACAACAACAGATACATTTGTTAGCTGACCAACATTACTAACGCAAGTTGGTATAATCTGCACTTCACTTGAAGTTCCTACAGCACATACTCCTCCTGGAAATACACAAGCTTCAATAGTATTTAGTCTAGTATTAATTGTAACTATTGAACCTTCAATAACTATAATCCTTTCAAGATTACTACATACTTTTTGTGCAGTTAATATAGCATACTGTTCTAAATAAACTTGAGTAACAGGATTACCGTTTGAATCAGTATATTGTAAGCAAGTTGGTAATGTAAGAAGATCTGCTGCAGTAGGAACTGGAGTTCCTGTTGTAGTTGAATTATTACATATCTGAACTATCATTGCCTGAAGAACAGGAACTAGTTCAGTTGGTGTTACACCTCTAATGTTTAAACATGTTAAGTCCAGGCCTGTTAGGCTTGGATTTGCGGAAACACCATTTGTTATTAAACTACAAACTTCAGTTGCTAATTTAAATACTACCTCAGAGATTGTATCACCGTTACATAAATCTATACAAGAAATATCAGGGCCTTGCCATATTACACAATTAGAAGATATATTATCACATCCATTTGTGGTGGCACTTGAATTTGTTGGAATCATAAATGCTTTATTTTAATATAATGCATAGTTCTATTACAAACTATACACTTATAATATACAAAAAAAATTAAAACCAAGCAAGTTAATACCTTGTTTTAAAAAAAATTGCAAGCACTTATAAGAATAACTATTAAACCTTTTCTAAAGAAGCTTCTTCCTTTAATGGAGATATTACACCATCTTCTAAGCTAATATTTACAGAACCATACTTGTCTTCTAGTAATTTGCTAATAGCAGACCAATCTTTTTGTAACTCCGCATGTTTAGAAACAAGTTGATTTTTAACTAGTTCAGCATTACCAATATTCATAAGTAATGTGTTAATGTTATTTTGAAGTTCTTTAACTTCAGCTAATTCTTTAGCTGTAATTTTTTTAGCTTTTTTTGACATGTTATGTTGATTTTAATTAATAGTAATGTAAATATAATAAATTTTTACTTAAACTCCACCATCGTCAGTAAAAGTCCAACTATTAGCCAATAGCGCAGTTCTTGCTGCTCCGCTTGTTGCTGTAGTATATGTGGATGGAATATCTCCTATTGCCCTACCAGTTAATGAATAAGTAACTCTGTCTGAATTTAACTTGTTTAAAAATCCATTGTAGTTAGCTGTAGATAATCCACTCTGATATAACATATTATTGTAGTTTGTAGCAGAACTAAAGTTCCATGAACTCATATCTGGATCAGCAAGACTTGCTCTATAAAACATTTGTTTAAAATTAGTAACATTGCTAGTATCCCACCCACTTGTGTCAGGATTTGCTGCAGTTCTTGATGTACTGTTAGTATAGAACATATAAGACATATTTGTCACATTACTTGTGTCCCATCCACTTGTGTCAGGATTTGCGGCATAAGCATACGTAAACATCCAATGCATTCTTGTCACATTACTTGTGTCCCATCCACTTGTGTCAGGATTTGCGTTGGTAGCATTATAAAACATGTTATTCATATACACTGCACTACTAGTATCCCACCCACTTGTGTCAGGTGTTGCGTTAACAGCACTAAAAAACATCCTACTAAAATCAGTAACATTACTAGTATCTAATAAACTTACATCTACATTACCGGTTTGATTAGAAAAACACTGATACAAACTAGTGGTAGTACTTTCTAAGTTTCCCGCAACAGATAATAAAGTGGAGCAATAGTTTAACTTTGCAGATGTTGCTCCAGTTATTCCCCAATCTAAAATCCTTATCAACTTCGATACTGATCCTGCAGTAGTGCTGCTCCATTTTATACTACTTGCAGTTCCATAATATTTAATGACATAATCACCAGCACTTGCAAAAGTATGAGATGCATAATTTGCACTCCCAATTATATCAGAAGTACCATCATCAAATACTAGCTTACCGCTAGTGTCACTTGTGTTAATAGGTAAATATACAGTTGTGTTAGCTGCTGTAGTCCTAAACTCCATCTTTAAAGAAGTATCTACTGGTGGTGTAAGTATATGTGGGTTAACTATATTCATTTAATAATTAATATTTATATAATCAGACACTTTATCCTTTATCCAATTAAATAAAACTAACGCAGTTTGATCTGTTGGTTCTTGCAACTGATCTAATTTAGTACCAACAATTCTCCATACTCCTCTATAAAGTGGTTCTATACTAGAATACATTAGCTCTGTTAAATTGTCAATGTCATCTTCTGAAATACTATTACTTGCACGTTCGGTCTCTACCTTAACAAAAAACTCATCAAATAATTGTATACCATCTTCTTTATACATCTCTTGCATTACGGTATACGGGCTAGGTAAGCTATAACTCTCTATTTCTTCTGGAGTCATTTCTACTGCTACTGATTCTATAACATATTGATTTAAGTGCGCATACTCTTTGTGAGGTATATCTGTTATCTGTTCTGGTAGTTGAACTAATTTATGTGTAGCAGAGTCGTAAGTAGGTTTTGGTTTATTTACAACTAATAACCATTCTAGGTCTGCGTCTAAACCTACAACTGGATTTATGTATAAGTTAGGATACTGATCTTTTTTTATCAATTCCTGTGTTGACTTCCTTATTAATACTGCCTTCATAATTTATGCCCTTGTACCTATTAAATAAACTTTTAATCCTGTTCCTGCCACAGTTGATCCTACTTGGTCAATATTAACTATAATTTCTACATCGTCATTTAATGCTGTTGTAGTTATATTAGGTGGTGTAGCTGCTGTGGTACTTGTCTTTTCTCCAGCATCAATAGATAATAAGTTTGTAGTAAAAATAGATGATCCACCTTGCTCAATGTCTACAATTATTGTACTCCCTGTTGGTGGGGTTGTTACACTTGCTCTAACATCAGTTATTGTCATTGCATACGGCATTCTAAATACTAATTTACCTTGACCTACTGTTAAGTCTGAAGTTTCATCACTTATAGCAAATGATATTGTAGATGCAGGGTCACCTTCTATTAACTGCCCAGTACTATCAAAGAATGCACTCTTAGTAGCAGCTGCACCTGTTCTATCCGTTACTGTTAGACTTCCATTAATTTTCAAAACCTCACTATCAAACTCTCCATATATTAGAGGATTATCTCTGTACATTCCAATAGCTAACCTGTAATCCGCTGCACCTTGTGATCCTACAGAGTATCCTTGCTCAAACCCTAGTAGTATAGTATTGTCAAGTGATACTGTTGCTGCGTATCCGTTCCGATAACCTACTAACATAGAATAATTAATAGTATCTGTAGTAGTGTATGCATTACTCTGTCCTGACACTAGAGAGTACTGTACTTGATTAGCATTCAATGCATTATCTTTCCCAAATACAGAAGAGTATCTTATAAAGTTAGCCTCTTTAGCATTATCACCACCTGACAAAATACTATATTGTATATCGTCTCCATTCTCTGCGTTTTGTCTACCAAATAGTGCGGATTCTTTAATAGTAGACGCAACATTCGTAGCATTCCCATAACCTGACATTATAGTGTAAGTAATACTACTAGAATTATATCCGTTATCTCTACCAAATAAAGTAGTGTAATCTAAGTTGCCTGCATCGAATGCATTCCTGAATCCAAACAAACTACAATAGTCTACATCTGTAGCGTTATATGCGTTTTGATATCCCATAACACTATTATAAACTATAGCATTATCTACGTGATACAAATTTCCATAACCTATTATATTGTTTTGATTTAATGCATTAGTATTATCGTAGCAGTTCCTCCACCCTATCAGAGTACATGAACCCACGCTTGATGCATTGTATCCATTTTCTCTACCTAAAAGAGTTGCGTTGTTAGCTACAAGTGCAGCAGTATATCCATTTTCTCTACCTATTATAACGTTGTCCGTTATAGCACCTATAGAGCTATATAGATTATTATACCCTGCCATAAAGTTGTAAGATGTTGCACCTGTATTAGAGTACATATTTCCATAGCCAAAGAAAGTATTATAGGAACTACTAGACACTGACTTTGCGTTATCCTGTCCTGATACAGTACTGCGATTTATTGATGTTGCTAGGGTTAAGTTTCCCTGACCTACGATGAAGTTTTCCACTCCTGTTGTTATAGATCCTGCATTGCTTACACCCATAACTACGTTATTCAATCCACTGTCTACAGGATACTCTCCTGTATAAACTCCATTTACTGACAATGTACTAGATGGACTTGTAGTTCCTATACCTACATTCCCACTAGAGTCTATACGCATTCTTTCTAAGTTTCCATTACCATGGAAAGACATATAATTTGTCTGGTGTACATATCTAATTTGACCCTGAAAAGCATTACTAGCACTTCCAAATGCAATTGCATTAGTTGCAGTAGTTCCTCCAATTTCTAGTCTAAGAAAAGCATTATCTGTAGCTGTTGTACCTGTAGACTTTACTCTGATAGAAGTACTGGTAGTATCTTGTACATCAAGACGCTGATCAGGAATTGTAATTCCTATTCCAACGTCACCATCGTCTGTTATTCTTAATCTCTCTATTGCCCCACCTATTGCGTTATAAGCAGCTGTACCAAATGTCAAAGCACCACTAGGTAATGTACCACTATCGTTTTCGTTTACACTTTTTATAAATGATGTTACATAAGGCGCATTTCCTCCTGGATCAGATGAGTAATATTCTATACTTCCAACAACATCGTCAACATCCCAATCAGCAGAATCAGTTGTGTTGTTAATTCTAAATGTTGGTGAATCTAGTGCCGCATCTCCACCTGAATTACCTGAGGCAATCTCTAAAAGAGTACTAGGACTCGTAGTTCCTATCCCTACGTATGCAGTGTCTCTAGTTAAAGTTATAATATCTCTAACAGTAGTTGTACTTGCTGACTGAAAATTTAGTGTATTATTAACTCCCTGAAGATTAATTCTAAATCCGTAAATGCTACTACCCCAAGAAGTACCTGATTCAGCAAAATATAAATTTCCTGCGTCTGTTGGATTAGTGCCGTTTGCATTTGTAATAGTAATATCACCTTTTACATTTAACTCAGTAGTTGGACTTGTAGTCCCTATACCTACACGATTATTAACATTATCAAATCTAACATTAACCCCATTAGTTACACTGCCAATTTGAAAACTTCTACTAGCATCACCTTCTAAGTAATTTACACCTGATGTGTTATACCATTTACCTATAGCTGTTTCATTTGAGTTACCTAACTTGAAACCAAAGCCTGCCTTAGCATTAATAGCACCAACTACTTCAAGCTTATCATTTGGAGTAACTATTCCAATACCAACATTACCATATGCGGTAATACGCATCTTTTCAGTCTCTGCTGTCCCAGCCTTAGTATTAAATCCTACTCCGTACAAAGTTCCAGCACTTTCAGCAACAGTCCTTATAGAAGCTGCTACACCCACACCACCAGTACTAGCATCATTAGATTTAAATTCTATTTTAGCTAAGTCTTCTGTGTCTAATATACTAGTGTCTGTATTCTCTATTATTAAGTTTGTTGCAGTACTGTTAACTCCTTGTGATATATGTAATAATGAATCAGGAGAAGTAGTTCCTATCCCTACATTACCTGTGGTGTATACTGCATCGTTAGTGTCTGTACCATCTACAAACTTACCTCCGCCAGTAACATACGGGTCAATAAGACTAGCTAACTGTACTGCATCTACATACTTAACATTTTCAGCGTCAGAAACTAAAAACTTATCTGCTGAATATGTTGTCGCTTCATTTACTGTAGAAACCCTTAGCCCACCATTAACATGAAGTGTGGCAGTAGGATTCGTAATTCCAATACCAACAAAACCATTATCATCAATCTGCATTGCTAGGGTTGAAGTACCTGACGTCCCAGTATAAAAATCAATAGCCTTGTAATTATTTTTAATATTTAAAGCACCTGAATTTCCAGCCGTCAATCCAATTTCTGCATGTACATCATTGATTTGATCAGTGAATTCTATTTTTACAGCATTTGGATCGTTTGAATTTGTATCCTGCAATGTTAATACAGGGTTTCCACTTGCAATATGCAACTCGCTATTAGGACTTGTAGTTCCTATTCCTACGTTACCTGATGAATCAATACGCATTCTTTCAGTACCCCCATCTTCAAAAACTAAACTATCGTTTTTATATCCGATAGCCTTTTCTATATCTGTTCTAAAACCACCACCTGCTGCTGAACTTTGAGATCCACTGAATTTAATATATGCCTCTGTAGTTGAAAGAGATGTGTCAGTATCTTGAACGAAAATAATTGGATTTGCTTTTTCAACATGTAGTATATTTTCAGGACTTGCATTCCCTATACCTACGTTGCCATCCCCATCAATACGCATTCGTTCAGTATTACCCTCACCAAACGTAATCAGATCATCATTCATAGATCCAAACTGCATATACCCCATTAAGGTAGTATCTATCTTTCTCTGTATTCTTTGTGCTGCATGAGTCCAATCTGTTCCTGTGGTTAATCTCTCGGATGTAAATTGTAAAGTATCAGTGTTATTATTTGTAGTTTTTAAACTAAGCAAAGCTACCTCATCTCCTGCAGTGCCTCCTAATATTCCACCATCTACATATAATTTAGCTATGGGATTTGTACTCCCTATACCCACGTCTCCATTAGAGTCTATCCGTACTTGTTCAGCTCCTGCTGTATATAAACGCATAGCATCAACACTATGTGTATATTTAATCTGTCCTCTAGTACTTGATGAAGAATCCCCAAAGGCAACAATGCTAGATGCAGTAGTTCCCCCAACTCTTATTCTAACTAAGGCATCATCTGAAGATCCTGTACCTGAAGAACGTACTCTAATAGAAGGATCAGTAACAGCTTGTACATCAAGAAGATAACCAGGGGTAGTAGTTCCTATTCCTACATACCCATCATTTTGAATTCTCATCTTCTCACTACCACCAACGCCAATTCTAATAGGGTTTCCTTCCCCTTCATATAAAAGAACATCACCAGACCTAGCGGATATATCAAAGTCAGCACCAGTAGTGTCAGTAAGGCGTAATCCAGCAGTATCTGTATTCTGAATCTGTAACCCTTTACCACCATAGGATAATAAAGGACTTGTTGTCCCTATACCTACGTTGCCTGATGAATTAATACGCATATGTTCACTTTCACTAGCGGAGTCTGAATTAGTAAAGAATCCTAAAGCATTCGCATTTCCAAAAGCAGATTCATTTATTGATTTAATAGCTGCCCCTACAGCAGGATAATTACCTGAAGTGTCTGAGTTATAAAACTCAATAGAAGAAACAACGTCTCCTATTGTAGAAGTGGAAGATTCATTTGTTAGTCTCAGCACAGGAAAGGTGTCAGAAACTTCCAACCTAGAATTTGGACTTGTAGTTCCAATACCCACGTTACCTGTTACCGTAAGCTCTCCATCAATAGACTGACTGTTTAAAAATCTAATTGCCATAGGGTATTAAATTGTATTGTATTTTATAGGTTGGTATTATATCTCCTCCTCTGGTTCAGCCTCTACTGGCTCTTCCTCTACTGGTTCTTCTTCTACAGGTGGCTCTGGTGGCTCTGGTTCTCCACCTACAGTAAGTGTCACTGATGCTGGAGTGATTAACAAATTAATCTGAGACTGTATATTAGCCTCAATAGAAGCAACCTCTTCCTCCCCCATTGCACCCTTAGTCCACTCAACAACAATTTCGTTTGTCAAGTCTTCAAAGGGAATAAAGTCTGTAATGTCATCCGTGCTTAACACCTGAGTACCAATACTCCTAGCCTGATAGGGATTACCCTGCGGGTCTAGTTGGTCTGATACACCCGTTACTATCCAGTGTACGTTGTACACCACATCTGGGTCTTCTCCAATTAGAGGGTATGCATCTACTGTCTTGCAGTTCCAGTTATAAGTTGTTGTCATTTCTTTTAATTTTAAAGATATAAAAAGATATTAAAAATCACCATCCTTTAATTATGTTATTATCCTATTTTAGTTACTAATACCCTTAATGTGTTAGCAGCTTGACTTGTTGATGTAGATAATGTTAAATCAAACGGTGAATTTGGTTTTCTTAGTACATCAACATAAACTGTATCACCACTTGATATTTCATATACTTGCACCATTACATCTCTTGTACCTAAACCATGAGCAACATCCCAAGTATTTGTTGTAGTTGATGGATATGTACCTGCAAAACTAAGGTTGCTATTCAACTGAACCCAACCATTTGGAGTTACATCAAAGTTTGCACTATCAAAACCAGCAACACCCTTTTGTGTTGCTCCGTCTGATGTATTAGCACCTGCTATGTTGGCATCTGCTTGTACAACAGTGTAGTTACTCAATGCAGGAGAAGATCCCGCTGTTATGTCATTATTAGCAAATATGAAATCCCCTGGCTCAACTGCTTCCCCTAAGAAGCTACCTGATACTGAAACTACGAAATAATCTCCTGTGTTAAGAGCTATGTTACTTGCTCCTTCTAATGCTGGAGAGTTTGTGTTGGCATTATATGATCCTTGAAATATACCAACACCAGCAATAAGTAATTCTACTTGCCCTAGATTTGGAGCGCTTGAAGCAGCGGTAGCAAGTGGTACTGTTACCTGACCCGTGAATGACCCCGTACCTGTTACGCTTAAGTTACCACCAGTAAGTGTAAGGTTATCTCCAACTGTTAAATCACTTGTTATAGTTACATCATCAGGTAATCCAACAGTAATACTACCGTTGTTTCCAACCGATTCTGTAATTTCAATTTCATTTGTAGTACCATTAAAAGTAACTGTACTATCAGTTCCTGCACTTGCGTCTAAAGTTATAATGGCTGAGTTAGCACCACCTGCTGAAACAGGTAATGTGTATGTAGTATCGCTCCCTCCTATATAAGTTTTTAATTGACTAAGAGTACCTCTCTTCACCGCTGTACCTGCTGTGGAACTAACATCCTCAAATAAGAATTCATCAGCATCAACTAAAGTAATACTTGTTCCTGAGTTAGCGTCATTTATAATACCTGTGGAAGTATAATCAATTTCTATATTATTTGCCAAAGATAATATACCAGCTCCTCCAATAACATTTAATGTAGGGTTTATTGTAGAGGTACCCGACTGAGTCATACCTGTTCCGGCTGTTACACTTGTAACTGTACCCACATTAGTTGTTGCACTAGTATTAATAGTAACTGTAGTGCCACTTACTGAAGTTGTAATATTTGTTCCACCTGTATAAGTAAATGTACCAGCTCCTGTAATTGCTGTACCTGTACCACTATCTGCTGCATTAGTAATGCTTGTTACTGTACCTCCAGAGTTTTGATCAGTTGCCCATGATGGTATTCCTGATGCTACTTTTAATACTTGTCCTGTTGAACCAATAGGTAATTTAGCTAGTGTTGTACTATTAGAAGCATATAGTATATCTCCTGTTGTATAAGTTGTTAAACCAGTACCACCAGAACCTATTGCTAGTGTTCCACCTAAAGTTAATGTACCACTTGTTGTTATAGCTCCACCAGTTAATGTCAATCCAGTACTTCCACCAGATCCGTCTACACTTGTTACAGTACCTGCACCTGCATTAATATAAGTTGCTACTTGAGATAAGTTTGCAAATTTAGCACTATTATCTGTAGCATCATTAAATAAAATTTTATCAGTTGCTGTTAATGTTATAGCTGTTCCGTCAGATGCTGCTAGTATAATATTATCTGTTCCAGCATAGTCAATATTAACAGTTGGCGTTACAGTTGATGTACCTGTGATAGTAATTCCTGTACCTCCAGCCACGTCTGTAACTGTTCCAGCTGCTGAATCAGTTCCTGTAACTGTAAGTGTATTACCACTTCTAGTTACTCCTACTGTACCTGCTCCTACAATTAATACATCATCATTAGTTGCATCTGATCCTGCAAGTCTTACACCTGCTGTTCCATTTGTTGAACCAATACCTGATAAATCATATGTAGTATTTGAAGATGCACCTGTTGCTAAATCTACCCAATTTGTACCATCGTACAGCTTAAGTTTATTAGTACCAGAGTTATAATATATTTTACCCGCAATTCCTGCAGGATCAGCACCAAGAGGTTGAATAACTACATTCTGTAATTGATTGCTGTTTAAATTTATGTTTCCGGATACATTTAGACCAGTTAAATATCTTACTGCCATTACCTTTATATTTTATTTATTATTAATTTAAAAACGCACACCCTGAGAATGATGCATTAAATGTTACAACTAATTGCTGTGAACTTATGTAATCCACATTACCTACCACAACTGTATTTGCGCTGTCTACTACAGTAACAGAAGGATATGATCCTAAATTATGCGTTATAGTCCATGTATCTGATGCTTGCTCAAAACATTGTGAGTAAGTTCCTGTATCAGCTATAATACCCTCTAAATCTAAGATTGTACAAACACTAGTAGGTGTCTCTGGACAACTTACGCTTGCTTTTAAGTTAACTTTTGCCAAAGGTTCAACAAATACACCAGCTGTATCTGTAGCAACAACAACTTTAAAACTTGCTGCGTTTTGCCAATCACATATACTCTTTCGTAATACAGCTTGTTCCATATCTGTATAACAGCAAGATCCTATCCCAAATCTAACAGATTGAAAGTTTGTATATACTTGCTGAGCAAAAGTTTGCTCTACCTTAATTCTTTTAAGTAGAGCTAATTCTTTTACTTGTTCTTCATTAGAATATGATCTTATTGCTTTAGCCATGTTGTCTATTTACTAAATCTTTTATTTTTTGTTTTGCTAAATTTTGATTTAGATTATTATTCTTGGTTTTACATGCTTTACAAATTACTACTCCATTACCTAATGAAACTTTTTGACAACCACATGTAAATTTTTTATTGCAATATGCACAGTTTGACATAATATTTGGTTTATACTAAATATGTTGAACTTGATCCACAGTTACCTGATGGACATGATATTTTATTTAATCTTGTTTTTGCATAGTTATATAATTGCATACCATGGGCTGATGATTGACAATATTCTACATTTGCAATAGCAGCGTCAATAATAGTCTTTATATAACTCATCTCAGCAAGTAATGCTTGCTTCTCTGAATTAGGCTGGCAGGCTTGAACTTCTAAATCGCACAGTACTTCATAATAAGTTGTTAAAAGTCTTGTAACTCTTAAATGATTATACTCTACATATACTTTAGAATTTGGTGAAACGCTATACTTTATAATATATATTCCATCAGGAATCTTATCTTGAACTGTACCGCAATTTTCTTTTTGTAATGATAGTGTACATGCTGTTAAACACATGTCAAAACTTTTATCTACATCTATAAGAACAGGTACACTAAACCCAGGAAGAGTAATCAATAACTCCTCACAGTCAACGGCAAGCTCACTGCTATATTGACTTGTATCTTTAATACATAATAAATCACAGTTTGAAACTGTAGGTATTTCTAAACTTAATATATGTTTACTGGCCATGTTCTATATTGCTTTTGCTATATAGATAATATACAAAAATTAAATAGAATATAAAATAAAAAGAGCAGAAGATTTACCTTCTGCTCTAATATAAAAACTATATAATGTAAATACTACCAATAAGCATTTACTTCAACTGGAACAGCATTACCTGTTGAAGTTGCCCATGCAGATAAAGCATTCATTAACTTCTCAACTTGAGTTTGAGCAGCAGCATCAGAACATTTTACATAAATCTTATATATGTACTGATCATTATCAAAAACTCCAGATGGATTATTAAATCTAGGTACAGAGTGTTGAATATAATAAGCTTTATAAGTAGCTGTTCTATCTACAGCAGATAATAACTCATCAGACATTTCAATTTCTCTAAACCTTGCACTATCAGCATTTCCTTGGTTATAAGGAGATTGACGGTATCTTTCAGACATAATTAACTCTCTAATTACTTCTTCACCTTGAGTTTGTTGCATTGAACCTGGAGTTCTTGTAGCAACACCACAGTCATTACATGGATTACCAGTTTCATCTAATTGAGAAACAATAATCTCAACAGGCTCTGCATTATAATGATCTCTTGTATCAAAAGAACAGTTGCCAAATACTGTGTCAACATAAGCTCCTACAAATTCAACTGTAGCAGTTACTTTAACAGCTCCATTAGGATCAGTAGAAGGAACATAGTTTCCAGATGCAGCTTTACCTTGTGCTTGAGCAATAGTGTATACACCTTGCGTCACTACACCAGCAGCAGTAGTTGAATTAGTAATTACACCACCAGCAGTTACAGCAGTAACAGTCAAAGTAGCATCAGTTGTAGAACCTGATTGAACAACAGTTAAAACATCACCAACAGCATAACCTTTACCAGCAGAAGCAAAACTAAATGTTAAAATTACTCCAGTTCCACTTACAGTTAAAATGTTAATTGCAGCTCCAGTTCCTCCAGCAGGAGCAACAGTAGTAGTAGCACTAGCAGCTCCAGTAGTAACAGAATAACCTACACCACCAGATAGAGTTGCAGTCTCAACACCCATTAAGTTACCTTCAGCAACAAATGGTTTAATTAAAGGATCTGCAAGAGCCATTTCAGACATAGCACCTACAACTACTGTAGGATCAATAAAGTCTTGTCCATCAATACAACATACATTAGCTGAGTCAGCAATTACATATGCATTGTGATTTAAGAATCTTAATGCAGGAGATCCCTTTACATCAATTCTCATAAATTGTGTTTTACCACATGGTGCACAATCAGAAGCTAATGAAAGACTAGCTGTTGCTTGAGATGCAGTAAGGCAATTTGCTTGCCATAATCTTGTAATGTATCTTGGGTTAATACCTTTAGATTTTACAGATTCTTTGTACCCTCCGTTACCTGGGTTATTCCCAATAGTATCTTTAGTGTAAAATGATCCTTGAACTACATAAGCAAGTGATCCTGCAGCAGGTGCTCCAGGTAATGCTACTGATGCCCAAGTTTGATCACTTACTAGAGCCACTTGGCCGGCAGTAAGTGCACTTGTTGCAGTACCAGCTGTATCCAGCGTGCTATCTGCAATAAACGTTTTGTTAAACGCATGATTAAAATAAGCCATATTTATTAATATTTATGTGAAGACCATTACCTTCACCGGTTATATATAAAGATTTTAACAGTTTACTCTGCTTGTAACATCCTTGTTACTATAATAATATACACATTTTTTATTTAAAAGTATAAGTTAATTATTTCTTTCTGCTGCTTGAGTACCTCTTTGCTGTTGGTATATATTTTCTATATCTCCAGCAATTAAAGCAGCTGTATCATCTAACATAACTTCTACTAAATCATCTTTAAATTCACAATTTACATTTACTAAACTAATATTACCTGTATAAGGATCAACACATCCCTCAACTTGTATTAAAGTAGGTTTCTGATAGTAAGTTAAAGTAGGGTTAACAATATTAAAATTACTAGTTCTATATATCCTTATAGTATTGTTTAACATTGTGCAAAATGTTTCCCCCCAATCAAAATTTGGATTTTTCAAAGGGTCTCTTAATAATAATGAAACATTAGCTTCTTCAGCTAAATAAACTGTCATAGATCTAGCAGAACAACAATCATCTTTTCCTTTAGCAGTTACCTTTTTAAATTCTAAATATGTATCTACTGGAAAATTGTCAGATTCAAAGTAGTCATCAGACTCAACACCCGTTAGGCTTAACTCTCTAAGTAATGGTTGTAAATCATCTATTCTTTTTTTAGAAAGCTCATCACCCTCTTTATACATGTTTCCACCATGTAAGTTTCTCCTACACCACTCAATTTGAGCTTTATTAAAAGCTTCAACAAACTGCCAACACTCAATATTATCATAGTCATTGCTATCAAGCTTATTAAGCCTTTGCTTTAATTTAATTAAGAGTGTATTATTTTCCATTATTTATAATATTTATGAATTCCAGTATGGTTCAACTTTATCCATTAATGAAAGAAGTTGATCTTCATTATCAGGCTTCATTAAAAATTCAAAAACTTCTGATGGTCTTTTACCCATTCTAACACCACTGTCAATAGGTTCAATCCATCCACCAGCTTTTGTTGTTATAAATCTATAGTATAGTCCGTCTTTAATTAAAGATCTAATTTTTAACTCTTGCATTTCTAAACTAGAAACATCTAAAAACTGTCTTGCAGCTCTTTTTTTATTTGACTCAGCCCCATTACCATTTATGTATGCATCCATATTTTCATACATTATATCATTAGGAGTATTTTTAGTATACTGTACACTGTCAACATCAGCTACTTTAGCTACATACATTAATTTTGTAGGGTTGCCATCATATAGATTTTGTAGTGCTGATAAAGCTTTATTTTTTAACTTAGTAAGCTCAGTTCTTGTTGTAAGTGTTTCTTCAACAGTATCTAAATAAAATTTAGGATTATTTTGTGACTTCTTAGCATCCTTCAATGAACTAGCAACAATAGAAAATCCTCCTGCTCTTATAGCATATAGCTTAATCTTATCATAAGGATCTACTTCAGAATCTAAAAAAACTGGATCGTTTCCACATCTTAATGAAATCTTATCCCAAAATTTAGAATTATCAGGTTTCATTACAGTTAGTTTATTCCAAAAATCTTTATCAGAAGGATCAACAACATTAGCAGCTAACTCTGCCTCAAGTTCTGAAACAACCCTTCTAATTTCTTCAATCTTTTTTTTCTTTTCTTTAGGTGGTAACATTTTTACTTTAGGATCAAATTCATTTAATCCAGTAATATACCTTTTTACCCCATTCATTTCTAAACAAGCTAAAGACTCTTGATGAAACACTCCATCATGTAATGATAAACCATAATGCTCAAGACCCATATTTTCCTTATCAGGATTAAAATAGGGTCTTATAGCAATAGTGCTATTCTTCTTTGTGTGTTGATACTTTTCTACAATTGTGTAATCTTCCATCCTTTGGTTTTTAAAAATTAATAATTATTACTATAGTCAAATTATACATCTTAATGTATACTCTATTATTACTAATATTTCTAAAGCAAGATGTTAAGTCTTGCTAAAGTCTTTTGACTATGTTGTCAATACAACATTAATTGCTCCATTACCAGTTTGAATATAAAGATCTCCCTTTACTAATCCATCAGCTTTTGCAGCAGCTTCATCAGTATATGTAGTAGAATCAGCAAGATCTCTAATCCAACTGATAACTTCATTTACATGTAATAATCTAGCATTGCCTGTTTGAGCTCTTGTTACTCCTTCATATGCAGCGCTTTCAAACTTCTGACTTAATTTATTTACTTGCTTGGGCTTTCCCATGATTATTTGTTTTAAAGATTAAAAAAAAAGGGAGGAAGATTAACCCCTCCCCTTTAATCATTTGTTCTAGAATGATCCTCCTGTTACAGGGTTTCTCATTACAATTTTAAGAACTTTAGTTGGATCCTTAACCCAAATTGCAGGCATCGTCTGAGTCATATAAACTCTATATCCATTAAACTGACCAGTAGAAGCAAACCCTTGAGTTCTTCCCATGTAATCCATCGTACCATTTTGATAGAACCACTTAAGTTGATTATCCCAAGAAAGTTTCAACAAGTGTATGTTGTCATTTCCTTCATCAGTTACATCGAATATAATAAAGCTAAATGAACTTAGAGGTCTACCATCAATTAATGGATTCTCAATATCATTTGTATTTAAGTTATCAAATGCTGGATTCAATACAAACTTAACATTAGCTAAGAAAGGAATAGTAAAGCTTGTATAAGCAAAACCATAATCTAAATCCATACCAGAACCTTTAACAGCTCCAATATCAGATGCATTTTGAACTAAACCTGAACCATACACTTCATCAGCAATTGCTTTGTTGATTAATTGCATACCTCCAATACCTGTTTGTACAACAAGTGATCTTTGTGGATCTGGCCCTTTAAACTCAACTTTACCTTGGTAGAAGTTGTAAAGTTCAGACTTAAACATGTCAAGAGTAAATGATGACTTGTTATATACTCTTTTGAAAGAGTTATCTAACTGTGACCATAAACCTACAGATAATCTAATATCATCTGGTCCATCTTGTTTAATTCTACCACCCTTACCCCACATCAAGTAAGTTTCAATATCTGTAGCAATTTTAGATAAGTGAGCAGCTTCCATATTTGTAATGAAAGTTCTTGTAAGAGTTCCATTCTCAAATGCTTCTCTAGCACCCGCCTTACCCATACTTGCAACTAATCCTTCAATACTAGGTACAGATGGATTGTTTGGATCTGTATTAAAGTTTCTCCAGATCTCAGTTACAGGTACAGTACCATCAGCATTTAAACCGCCTTTGATCATTAAATCTGCTCTTGAAGAAATTGAATAGTGTACGTGTGCTTCTGCTCCTCCTACAAAATTGTAAAATTCACGGAAACCAGAACCTGTTTCAATATCAGAGAATCTTTCTCCGTACTCACCTCTTGCAGAACCTTTTCTGAAGAACTTAGTACCTTTAGCTAAATACTTATTATCTAAGATAGCCGTATTGTTGTTGTTAACTAATTGAACAGTGTAAATAAAACCGTCACCAGCTGGTAAAATATCATCAGCGGTAATGTAAAGTTCAAGTCCATTATACTTATCATAAGTAATAATGTCACCGTGTCCAAAAGTTCTTTTGTTAATCTTGATCTTAAATGTTGTACCATCTATACCTTTATTAGCATTAGCTGGTTCGATGTCAGCTACAACATAAGGAAGATCTTGTGCAATAGGAGTTTGCCACTTATACTCACCTCTAGCGTTATCCACCATGATAGTATTCTTTCCACCAAAAGAAGCCATTTGATATAAAGGCATTTCTACCTTCTGAGTCATTGCCCATAAATCAACTGGTCCCATATCCATAGGCTCAGGGTTACCGAGCATTTGAGTAAGGTGATAAGAATCAACATGTGAACTAGCTTTATAGCTTGTATCACGTAGGAAAATCCCATTATTTAAAACTGGAGTTGCCATAATTTTTGATTGTTTTTGTTATTAATAATTAATTTAAAATTTATATATTTAATCTGTTTAATTAAATCCGCTTGAATATATTACTTGGTCTTTTGATTTTTCTTTTTGAACTTCTGCTATTATTTTTCTCTGCCTCATTAACACCTAATGATGCACCACCTATATTTGACTGTTCACTTTTTAATTTTCTAACAGTTTTTTCAACACTCTTTTGTGCGCCTTTATCCATTATTTTAGATTTATATCCTTCAGGATCTTGCAGTAACCATAATGCTTCTGATATCAATGAATAGTTTGGCTCAACAAACTGATATTTTTCTAATAAGTGACCTAGTAAATTAGTATTACGGCCACTTACTGAAGGATAATTAGGTTGAACTAAACCATTGTATAACATGGCTTGTGTCTTTCTATCAACTTTAATATCCCCTAGCTTACCTTCTTTTAATGTTTCATACACATTCTTCATATACTCTTGAGATGCATTTTCTTGTTGTTTCTTTTTAAGCTCTTGTTCTTCAAGTTTTTGTACAACAACCTTCTCTTGCATCTTATCTAATTTTGGTTTAAACTTATTAGCTTGAGTTTCAAGCTTACCTAAATCTTTCCAAATTTCTATTTCTTCTTGAATATCCTCAGCAGTACCATAACCAGTAGCACTTAAATATTCTTTTATAACTCTTTCTTGACCATTTACTGTTTTAATATCAATAGTCTTTGTCTCTTCTACTTGACCTAATGTAGTAAATAAACCTTTTAAGTCTTTTCCACCATCAGCTACATAACGAGCCGCTATCTGAAGTTCTTGAGGTAAACTTTCAAAAAACTGTTTTGGAGTTTCACGTCTTACCTGATTAGCTTTTTCTTCTAAGTTAGCTTCAATTAGTTCTTCCCAGTCTTTTGCACTATAGTCATCTAATGATTTTTCATCATCAAATGGTACAATCTTATCATCTTTAATAAGCTTAGAAAACACATCAGATATTCCTGATATACTCTTTCTACCTCTTTTTTCTTTAACCTCTTCTTCCTGTTCTTCACTAACATCACCAAATACTTCATCTATAGATGTTCCTTCAACTTTTTTCTCTGCTTTATCGTCAACTAACTCTTCATTACTTTCTTCCTCTTTTTCTTCTTTTTCCTCTAGTTTACTTAAAACATCAGTTGCGTCATCATTATCAGGATCAGCAAATGACATATCTGCTTTTTCATTTAACCCTGAAAAAATATTTTTATGTTGAGACTTATTATCTTGAATCATATCAGCACCGCTTGGAGCAGCGTTAAATATTTCATCTAAATTAATATCTACATTCTGTTCTACTTTACTTTTCACAGGTTGTGTTTCTGTTGTTGTACTCATAATTATATTGGTTTTAATATATTAATACTTCTTATACATATAATATAAGAAATGTTGTTTAGATAATCAACAAGTTAAACTTAAAATATTTTAATAAAAATAAACTTTTAAGCAATATATAGCTAACACTTACTTTTTATCCTTATTATTTTTAATATCATACTTGTTTTTATTTTCTCTTGCAATTTGAAGCTTGGTATCGGCTATCTGTTTAGAGGCTGCAATCTTTTCCCTTTCAACAGCAAGTTTGTTATTTTCTTGAGAAAATTTAGTTGCACTTTCCTGGCGTTTAAAATTCATTTGCTCTCTATACTGAGTAGATTCTCTTATGTTCTTCATAGCATCTTGATAATCAGATTCTTGATTCTGATTAATATCAGATTGAGATCCAAATCCAGCAGCTCTTATTTCAGCTAACAGTACATCATTTCTCCTATCTTTTTCATTTTCAGACATTTCAACTTGTAATTTTTGCTGCTCTTCTTGCGCTTTAGATTGAAGTTGCTGTTCTTGCATCTGACGTTGCTGTTGCATTTCTTGTTGTCTTTGATTTTGTATTCTAGTTTCAGAGTCTTTAAGTATGTCAGATACTTCTGCAATTGAAGTAGCTTTAACTATATTACCTAGCTCGTATATACTTGCGCCAGTAGTATTATTAGTTAATGCCATTTGCTTTAGATTTTCTAATATTGCTCTATGATTAGTTTTAGTAGTAGCAAATACATTAAAATCTCTAAGTAATAAATCTGTACCGTTAATAGTAAAATTAACTTTTTCAGCTTCTGTAGATATATACTGCAATCTAATACTCGGATTAGTACTGTAGTAATACTGAGCTAAATCAGTTCTCATCTGATGCACACGTGGCATTAAATGATCAGAATGCTGTACAAAATACATCTCTGTCTGTGCATATGATTGCTGCATTGCTTGTACTACACCCGTAGCCGTTTGTGCTGATACAGCCCCTCCAAGACGTTGTGGGTTTATACCTATTGCATCAAAACACTGTTGTTTAAAATAATTAGCAAGTTGAATCCTAGACATTAATCTATTAGTCTGCTCCATATTAAGAGTCTGGTAATGATTAAAGTTAGTTGCATTTTCAGTATTGGTTATAGATGTATCAAGCGGTAGCATTTGAAAATCTTTCATTGCTACAAATGCTTTAGCATAGTTATTTTTACCCCAATCTTCACCCATTGAGTGACGTGGTAATGCATTCTGATCAAACATTATTACAGTACCTAGTTCATCTATTAAGATATCTGCAATTTGATTATTGACCATGTTATATCCAACCTGATAAGCCTTCATTAAATCAACTAAAGATGTAGATCTAGTATTTCTATCTGAAAAAACTCTACCCTCTACAGGTAATTTACAACCATATAAAGAATTATCACCTTTAAACTGAAAGGGAAGTCTTCCAGGTTTAGTCCTGTTAATACCTAAATAAATAGGATTAATATTATCACCCATTGTAGACCTCCACATTGCAGGTAAATTTGGACCAATCTTTACACCTCCCCATACTTCATTAATCCATATCCAATCTATGTGCTCACCTTGTAATAAGTTTTCTTTACTTTTTTGTTTAAATATAGATGTATCATATATAGCCTTTTTAGTCTTCTTAAATGTTTCATCTATAATTTCCTGTGTTACCTCGCCATCTTCTTCAATTTTAGTTAAGTGACCAACCTTCCTTTGAGTCTTCCAGTATATAGTAGCTATTCTCATTAGATCTCCTTCACCCCACATAGATACATCTTCATTCTCATCTAATATTTGACTAAGAATATCACCACCTCCTGCTGGATCGTTCCAGTAGTTACTAGTAAACTGTCTATATGCTAAACCTGGGCTATTAGTATTCCACTCATGAGATCTAGTTGCGTCATAGTAAGCACCATCATTTTGGTAACCATTTACTTGATATTGAGCTGATTTAGCTGGATAAATTTTTTGTAATGACTCTAGTTGACTAGTATCCATTAAGTATCCATACTTATCTACAACGTCTGATACAGTCATTAAATCAACTTTACCTACATAGCTTGAGTCAGCTATATACCTTTGATCAGGAGACTTCTGGTAGAAAGTTAATAAAGGATTCCAAAGCTCTACATCATAATCATCTTCTAGCATTCTAAAATGCCAAAATTCTCTATCTGCTATAAGCATATCTCTAAACCCTCTTTCTTCAAGCTCTTGCATTTTAAATCTTTCTTCATCTACTGCAAGTTGATGAGATGCCCATTCTTCTACCATGCTTCTATAAGACTTACTAAAAAAATCTTCTATCTCAGGTAATGACTTTAACCCTTCTGGTGATAATTTTTGCTGAGCTTCTTCAGATCCAGGATCCATACCCATGTCAATCATCTTGCGTATTAGATTTGCTTCTGCATCAGCCAGTAATGATTCTTCAATCTCAACTTTTTTAGCATCAAGCATTTCATTATAAGATGCATCATCTATTGCTCTAAACTGTACTCTAGAGTATCTTTTAGCAAACTCACCTGTTAATACATTAATCACATTTGGAACAATAGGATAAAACTTTAACTCTAATGCAGAATCATTCTCTGTAGTTAAAACATCCATTAAGTCTTTATAGTCATTATCTGGCTCAACTATATAATCTGTTTTGTCAATAATTCCTTTTGCTAATTTGTAATTTTTTAGCAAACGTCTTGAATTAAGCTTTAAGAATTCTATACCTTGTAATTCTAACCAATCTAGATTCCAAGCAGCCCAATCATCAGTTTTCTCTTTATAAGGTAAAAACTGAACTGGTTGTGTTAAACTAGAAAAGGTAGGCCCACCATCAGACTTAGCCCCACCCTTTAATTGCATTGCATTTAATACTCTCATACCAATTTAGTCTATTTTATATTTTTAAATCCAGATCTTCTTTTTTTAGAACTACCAAAAGCCTTATTACGACCTATATTTCTAAAAGGACCACTATACTTTAATTTACTGAATTTTTCTGAATTAACCAAAGAATTGTCTTCTGATTCACGTCTCTTAGTATAACCTCTATTTGATTGTTGAATTCTAACAAATGCAACTAATGCGCCAAATGCTACTAATCTATCCACGTTTAAACCTGGATAATAAGCTAGCATTTCTTTTAATAGCATAGGGTCTGGTATTCTTTCTATACCTAATGTGTTAGTCATAACGTTTCCATTCTCATCAAGATCTTCATCTATTACCTCTCTTAAAAACTCTATAGCATATGATATAAGATGACTTTTAAATAAAGTACCTGTATTCTTCCATCCATACTCTTGGTATACTGTTTTATTTGAACCTAGATCTTTTAAAAAAAGTATCTGCTGTTTAGGAACAAGATATCGTTGCTTTCTTTTTGCAATCATGTGTTGTATAAATAAGGATATGTTATTCTCAACAATTGTCCATGCATTATACCATTCAATGATCATCTCTAATCTTTCATGTGTTTTATTTATATCATCAAAACGTCCACACCATGCAGCAACAATCTTATCCTTTTCTATAAATTGCTCTACCTCACCAGAAACTGTAGTTCTAGTTACTTCCACTGCATTTTTATATATAAAAATACTACACAAAGAATCTGAAGTAGTTGTCTTACCTTCTGACACTGGATCAATAGAGCCATAATACATTCCAAAGGAAGGTTTCTTTACTGGTCTTTCCCAAACTACTATAGAGCCAGTTTTGTCTATTTCTTTTTTATTAACTGGAAATGTAGATATAGGTATTTTTCTTGTTCGTTTAGCTTTTATACCTGTGTTATCTCTGTCTAATTCAATTAGCTCATAAGGATATTCTTTTTCTTCAATCCTTTTAAGTTGCTTACTTAATATACCTTGCGGAAATATAGACTCTTTTCTATATGCAAATGCCTCTGAAATATTTAAAGGTTTTTGTGATATCCTAAGTTGGAATTGCTCACCACTTAATTCATTTTTCCATTTAGACCTTTCTATTTTTATTGCTTCTATTGCTTCTTCTACAAGTGAATTACCAAACTTATCAATATAAGGAGGCATAGACCATTGCTCAGGAATAAATAACCCAGCCATACCAATGGTACCATCAGCATCCATTAAGTTAGTTTCTACAGAATATATGTCATTTGCATTAGGATTTAGTATCATTTCTTTTAAAGGTCCGCATTGCTCAAGGTCACCAACTGATCCTGCTGCAATAAATTGACCGGTAGTCATCATACCTGAAGACATTGCAGGACGTAAATACTCATACGTCTGCATCATGTTTTTTGCAATTCCTGCTTCTTCATGAAAGAAATATGTACATGGACCACCTACCCCTGTAGTAGCATTCTTTTCAAACGATGCTCCTTGTATTTTTGATTTGAGACCTCTTGACGTCTTTCTATTATTTATCTTAACTTCAATTTGCTGTTGCCACAATAACACTTTTTCTGGATTACTAGGCCTATACCAAGCAGTATGTTCATTTAAAAAAGTTTTATACTCTTCTAAAAATTTCCATGAACCTTTGTCATTAATATAATCTTTTAATGATGCACCAATTTTACAAATTGAACCTTCTTCAAACCAGTATTGATTTATAATCTTACCCATGTGAAAGTAAGATGAAGCTATCTGTCTTTTCTTAAGTATAGCTACATGCTTATTATTTAACTCTGCAATAACTTCATACAATGCCATATGATATTGTGCATCCCTTACTTTAGCAAAACCATAATGCTTTTCTTCTTTATCAAAAATAGGTAAAAAATTAAGCCACATATAATAGTCTCTAGTAAGATACCACACCTTGCCATTATCTTTATATAAGACTCCTGTTCTACATTTATTCTTTTGGTCTTCCCAATAAGCTGTAAAATCTTTAGATCTAAATGGTTTATTACAATAAAATCCTTGATCATTAAATATTCTAGCTTGTTTATTAAACTCTAAAGCTATTTTATTAAACTCATATTCACCAGGCTCTTTAAATATACCAGATAGATATTCTTTAAATAATACATCATCTTCAAATGTAGTTGTCTCCCAAACTCCATTGTTATATGTAGGTATAACTCTACTCATCTATAAGGATTGCAAATACATCACCTTCTTGTATAAGCAAATGATCTGACCCATCATGTTCCATAGTAGTAGGTAGACAGTGTTCAGTATATTGAACCATGTCACCTATTTGTATTTCATCAACACCATTTCCTTTTCCAATAACAGTACCCTTAAACTCTTTCTTTCTAGCCATATCAGGTATAAATATTCCACCTTTACTATACTCGTTTTGTTTTTTTGGTTTCAACAATAACTTCTTTCCTACTGGTATTACTTTCTGTCCCATGTTTAGTTTTTTTTACTGGTTTATAATTAAATTCTGGCTCATCCCAATAACAGAAATGCCAATTTGTTTTTTGTTTATTCATTATATTTGATCATATGCTAATCCAGCACCTCCACGTACTGAACTTTCCTGTTCCTGTCTCATATCAGTAAATGCACCTTTATATGACTGCCTTATATTTTCAAATTTAGCAGCAGCATTGACCATAGCATTTATATTACCATCCCTGCCATGTTCAATTGCAGTTACTTCCATATACTTTGCTAATCTATCTAGCATAGACTTTATACCTACATATGCTCTGTAAGTTGGAGTTTCATAAAGTTTTTTGCATTTCTCTAAAGCATTTATAATTATCCCGTCTTCAGGTGATTCTTCTAATTCAATCTCTTCTATAATTATGTCCTCTTTCTCATGTTCTGGTAAGTTAAAGAAAGGATTTAAATCAGGGTTAGGACATGACATATAAAATAAATACTGATACACAGCCATATGTGTATCTGGATACTCTATCATAATGCCTTTTAAAAATGGCAAAGCATAACAATGCTCCGTCAATACAACTTTACTATTTTGAATATCAAATAATCTTATTACCATAATTTTATATTTTATAATGCGTCTATAGCAGCTTTTATTGTAGTATAACTATCATTAACGTAAATTGGTACAGTAGACCCCGTTATATATATTTGACGTACATCTATTAAACTACCATTTTGCTGATAAACCGGGCCAACAGCACTCAACATGAGAGGATTTATTGCAATAAAAGATTCTGATCCTTGTACAGTATATAATGTAGGAGGATTTGTTAATGGTGCTGTTTGTGCTAAATAAACTTGTGTTAATTGTATTGATGCCATTATTTTTTATTTTTTAACCACATTATAATTGAATTTACTTCATCTTTTAAATATGGAAGTTCATATATTTTTACTTCTTCTAATACAGGCTCTCCATTAACATGTTCATTAATAGGATATCCATTTGAGTCTTCTCCTACTTTTTTAAACTTTACATGCTGTATTGTAAGCTTTCCTATTTTAAGTTTAGGGTTATGCTTTTTAATAATATAAGCATAAATACTGAGTTGTAAGTTATAATGATTAAGATTACAGTCATCTAAATGATTAACTGGTATATACATTTTATTTGTAATCCCTTCCCAGTTAGTAAAGCCTTTTTCCTTTATTTCTTTATTTGTTTTGTAATCATTAATGTTTATTTGTCCATTAACAATTTCAACAACATCTGCCTGACCACATAGACCAGCTGATTTTAAATAAACTAAATGCTCAGGATATACACCATCTTCAAGTTTTTGTTTTGGTGCCAGTTTAACTCCATTATCATCAACAATAGGTTTTATAATAGGTACTTCTATACCATTTCTACCAATTGTTTTAAGATCTAGCATATCTGCTTCTCGTTGGTTATGATAAAAATTACCTAATTTTATTGCTCTATCTGTTTCACCATCCCATGCCGCAATAATTTCTTTAGGTGTCATACCATACCACTTAGACCTTTTATTTTTAGATGATCTTTTAGCTTGAGCATCTCTATCAAATTTAGGTTTAAACTTGGCAATAAAGGATGTTACACTTAACCATTTTATATTTTCATCATTAGTACTTTCATACACATGACCTTCTTCTATAAATCTTAATGCCATAATTATGCTATTGTAGTATACCAATAACCATCTACTGAACCTATTATAACAGGTGTAGACTCATTATTGTATATATAGTTAATTAATATTTTCATTATTTTCTATTTGTTTGTTTATTAATTCTTCTTCATCTTCTGAGGCGTAAGCATCCCAGTAACCTTTAGGGCATTCTGAAGATAGTGATCTAACTTTAAAAGCTAAACTACAACCACAATCAGAACAACAAGGCTGTGTTCCAGGAGCTAAACAGTCATCACCTCTTGAATCAAATAAAGAACACTTAATGCATACTTGAAATCTATCAGTAGCTACAGCCTCAACATGTTCTTTTTTAAACACTTTATTCTTTATGCCTTCAGCAATTTTATCTGCATTTTTAAACGCATCTAGATATTTACTCCATTTATTTTTTATCATCTTTAAAGTCTTTTTTATCTTGGATGTCTTTTTCAATTTGAATCATTGCCGCTTCCATTTGATTAATATTATCTTTAATATCTTGACTTTGTGCAAACCCATTATAAGTTTGTTTTTG